GTTGAGTACCAGGACAACTGGCATCTAGACGCAATATCAGAACACCTGCAAGCAGTGGTTGAGGGCGACATCCGCCACTTGATCATCAACGTGCCGCCCAGGCACTCCAAGTCAATCAGCGTGGCAGTGGCACTGCCGGCGTGGACTTGGGCCAGAGATCCAGCCAAAAAATTCTTATACGCATCTTATGCATCTAGCTTGTCTATCCGGGACGGTACAAAGTGCCGGCGCCTGATCGACAGCCCGTGGTATCAAAATCACTTCGGGGATAAGTTCAAGTTGACCGATGATCAGAATCAGAAGCAGCGGTTTGAAAATGATAAGTCAGGCTATCGAATTTCTACCTCAGTCGGAGGTGCTTTGACTGGGGATGGTGGCGATATAATCGTAATTGACGACCCTCATAACATTGTAGAATCAGACAGCTCCAAGGTGCGTGAGGGCGTTCTGGAGTGGTGGGATCAAGCTATGCAGACCAGACTTAACGATCCAAAGACATCAAATTTTATCTTGATCATGCAACGCGTCCACTCAGATGACCTTACGGGCCACCTGTGTCAAGAAATGGGCGACGAGTGGTCACACTTATGCCTGCCAGCGAGATACGAAATTGGACATCCTACGCCGTCACGTTCACCTCTAGGCTTCACAGATCCGCGCACTAAAGAGGGTGAACTTCTGTGGCCCGCACGGTTTGGCGAGAAGGAGCTATCGACCTTGGAGCGGAGCCTTGGCTCTTACGCAGCCGCCGGGCAATTACAGCAACGTCCGAGCCCCAAGGGCGGCGGTATTCTCAAGGCGTCCTGGTGGGTTCCCTGGGAGAGCGAAGAGCTGCCAGAAATTGAGCATGTATTGCAATCGTGGGACACCGCGTTTGAGGGCAAGGAAAGTTCTAGCTTTAGCGCGCGAACTACTTGGGGCGTGTTTCGTCACAAGGGCGCCATGTGCGCTATTGTGCTGGAGGCTTACTGGGACAAGCCGTCGTACCCAGAACTACGCAAGATTGCCCAGGAGGCTTACGACGAGTGGGAGCCCGACGTAGTGCTGATTGAGAAGAAGGCGTCGGGCCAGTCTTTACTGCAAGATTTACGCATGGCCGGCGTCCCGGTCTTGGCATATTCTCCTGACCGGGATAAGGTTGCGAGGGCACACGCTTCGAGCGCATTGCTGGAGGATGGTAGAATATACTACCCAAGTGACAAGAAGTGGGCTAAAGAGTTAATAGAAATTATAAGTGCATTCCCGGCGCACCCGAATGACGACGTGGTGGACACATGCACGCAAGCCTGGCTAAGATTACGAAAGGGTTGGTTCCTAGAACACAGTACCGATCCAGAAGAAGACGAAGTAAACGAACCCAAGAGGATGACGATGTATGGCTGATCCAAAAATTATCCCGTTCGCCGAGGGCTTGCCCGACGATAGCTTAATGGTTGAGGAACTGCCCGACGGCGATGTTTTGGTAGGCGATCCCGAACTAGACATGCAGGACGAGATTGACGACGCCCAGTTTGACATCAACCTAGCTGAGACAATCGACGAGAAAGAGCTATCCCGAAAAGCGCAAGAGCTAATCAGCTATTACGAGAATGACGAGGAAGCTCGATCAGAGTGGAAGGAACGCTACACTCAGGGATTAAAGACACTAGATCCTGATGGCGGAATGGACGAGGGCGAATCTGAGCGCGCGACGCGCGGATTGTCCGTAGTGGTACACCCGCTGATTGCCGAAGCTGCCACGCAGTTTAACGCCAAGGCCATTGCTGAATTATACCCGTCTGGCGGGCCAATCAAGACTGTGATCGTTGGCGATCCAGACGAGGAGATTGAGGAGCAGGGGCGCCGCGTTCGTGAATTTATGAACTGGCAAGTCACCAACGAGATGCAGGAATACTTCCCTGACCTCGATCAATTGCTGTTTCACCTGCCGCTGGTTGGTCAGGCGTTTAAGAAAGTCTGGTGGGATGCTAACTTAGATCGGCAGTGTAGCCAGTTCGTTAAGGCTGAAGACTTCGTGGTCGCCCCGGAAAGCAAAGATTTATACACGTCACCGCGCTACACCCACGTCATCCGCATGCCGAAGAATGACTTCAATCGCTACGTCCAGAACGGATATTACCTGCCAGCGAAGTATGGCAATGGCGATAGCATGGACCCGTCGGGCGATATTATCGGTGAGATTGAGGGCGTTGATCAGTACGACGACAGCAATGACGACGTGATGACACTGCTCGAAATGCACGTCTATGACTTGTTTGACGGCATTGACGGCGAGAATATGGATGATGACGACGAGGACGACAACGCAGTGGCGATCCCATATGTCATCACGATTGACTATGACAGTCAGGCTGTCGTGGCGGTTCGCCGTAACTGGAAGGAAGACGACGAGCTGAAGAAGCGCCGCGACTGGTTTGTGAGCTATAAGTTCCTGCCCGGTCTAGGCTTCTACGGCTTCGGTCTTTACCACATGATCGGTGGACTGGGTAAGGCGGCGACTGGATCGCTCCGCGCCCTCCTCGACAGTGCAGCATTCTCGAACATGCAGGGTGGCTTTAAGCTGCGTGGCCGTGTTCAGGGTGGCGACATGCAGATTAGCCCCGGTGAATTTGTTGATCTCGACAGCACAGTCGATGACGTGAACAAGGCGATTATGCCACTGCCGTTTAAGGAGCCGTCAGGTTCTTTGTTTAACTTGCTTGGCTACATGGTCGATGCAGGCCAGAGATTTGCCAGCACAGCAGATTTAAACATTGGCGACGTGAACCCGAATGCCCCAGTCGGATCTACGGTTGCTTTGATTGAGCAGGGATCGAAGGCATTTAGCGCAATTCACAAGCGCCTGCACTACGCGCAGGGCCAAGAGTTTAAACTCCTTGCGGATCTGAACGCTGAAAATCTCCCTGATGAGTTCAGTTTCTCGCAGGCTGGAGCTGCGGAAGTTATCTATCGTTCCGACTTTGATGATCGGATCGACATTGTCCCAGTGTCAGATCCTAACATCTTCTCGACAGCCCAGCGCATCGCGCAGGCACAAGCTGTCTTGGAAATGGCGCGATCAGCTCCGCAGTTCCACGACCTATACGCTGCCTACAAGCGCATGTATGAGGCGATCCGAATACCCAACATTGATGAGATCCTGAAGAAGCCAGAAGAGGCTGTGCTGATGGACCCGATTGATGAGAACATGAGCGTCCTGTACGGCAAAGGCATTCGCGCTTTCCCAGAGCAGGATCACGAAGCGCACATTGCGGTTCACATGCAGTTTCTGCAAGATCCATCACTGGCTGGTAACCCCGGAGCTGCGGCTATGCAGCCCGTGTTGATTGCCCACATCGCAGAACACATTGCGCTCCTGTATCGTCAGCGTATGGAGGCCAGCATTAATATTGAGATGCCGCCACTTCCAGACTTTAAAGATCCAGAGTTCAAGTTTGCTGCTATTGATCCAGAGATGGATCGACTGATTAGCCAACGTGCCGCGCAGGTCGTGCAGGCAGCTCCACAGATGAAGCAGATACAGGCGCTCACTGGTGGCCAACAGCAGGGCCAAGGACAGGGCAATCCACTGCAATATGCACAGCAACTCGCGCAGCTTGAGACAGAAGCTCTGAAGGCCCGTACAGCGGCTCAGATTGAGGCGGATCAGGCCAAGGCAAAATCCAGCATTGAGATCAAGCAGGCTGAAGCGCGTCAGGACATGGAGATCGATGCAGCCAAGGCGCAGCAAGACATGCAGGCTAAGATAATGAAGTTGGAAGCTGAACTACAACTTGAGCGAGAAAAGAACGCAGCTAAGATCCAGATGGAGGCAATGAAGAATGCTACCACCACAATCCTATAATTTGCCGCCAATCAATCCCGCTGCTTTTGGCGGGTTACCACAGGAAGGCCAGCCACCACAGGCTGGGCCACAAGGAGGTCCACAGGGGCCACCACCACAGGGCGGCGAAGCTCCAATGGATATGGATAAATACCTGATCGACAAGGTCATGGAAATTAAACGGCGTATGGGCGGTGGTGAGCCGGGGGCGCTGGGCGCGATCACAGATGCCATGATGCAGGGCCAGCCACAAGCAGGACCACCACAGCCGCAACAGGCTCCACCACCACCTCCACAGCCACAACCTATGAGGGCGTAATGGAACAACAATACAGACCCGGCGCTTTTGCAGAAATAGACCTTAGAAAATCTAACCTGCCTATTTCTGGTGGCATTAGATATGATGCTGGACCTGATGGCTCTAGGGCGGAAATTGATCTTAATAAAACATTTGAAGGCAGATTAGGATCAATTACTCCAACGATTGGATACACTGATGAAAGAATGTCTAGGATTGATGGACCTTTAAATATAGAAGACACTGCTAATACTGTTCGCATTGGAGTGGACGGTCAAACATCAATAGGGCCAGTTGATATTCAAGGATCAGCAATGGGATCTAGAACAAGATCAAATAGAGAATTTACTGATGTGGGAACAGGTCTAAGTCTTTTCAATGATCCAAACGTAGGCACGTTCACCAAGATTGGTATCGGCGCGCGGATGGGTGCTTTTAGCTTTGATGCAAACCGCACAAAAAGATCTGGGTCTGAAGTGGATTACTCAGGAAATATTGGAATGAATATTGGAGGGGCGGATATTAATATCCCCATATCTTCTGACGCAAAAAGAAATATTGGCTTCAATGTTGGCAATGGTGGTAGGCTTAATTTTTCTGACGATGGATCGGTTGGATACAATTTTAAGAAGGATTTCTAGCAATGAATACTTTTATAGACCGCGTAAATGCAATCGTTCAGAGCAACCAAGCCTCAATGGCTCAAAATGTATCATACCCTGATGCGGGAATGGGTGCATTGGAAAATGTGGCTAACAATGTGCCACGGCAGGCAGATCTAATGAACCAGCCGCATATGCTGGCGTACATTAACCCACAGGAAGAGCAGGTTCTGCGTGATATGGGCGGCGCAGGTATCCCCGGCCCAGACGGCATTCCTGTTTACGGGTGGCTTTCTGACACTTGGTCAGAAATTACGAGCGGCGGCAACGCGGTTACTGACACATATAACAGTGGCGGTAGTTCCGCGCCAGCTACGTCAATAAGGCCAGTGGCAAGACCCCAGTCAGTAGTTGATAAATACGCAAATACGGCAGTACCCGGCTCAAACAGTGGCGGTAATACTGGCGGTAATACTGGCGGTAATACTGTATCAGCATATGTCCCACCTGCCACTGTC